TAAGATGTACTTCTTGAATGACCAATTTTAGTTATCATAGTTGGACTACTAATAGTGTAGTGCCAATTATTACCTTCAGGGTCACTAGCGTACACTACAGGTAGTTCTTTAGCTTTTGGATTAGCTTTTATAAAGTCGTTCAAACTTTCTACATATTCTTCTAAATTCATAATAAATAGTTTTATAATTCAAAAAACAACGGGAAAATGCTGTCTTAAACGAGTGTTATGATAAAAAATAGAGGGCAATAAGCATATCTGCCTATTACCCTCCGTTCTATCTACTATGGTTGATTTACATTATTTGTATTTTTCTAAATACATTTTATAAGCTTTATTTCCGTAGACATAAAACCAATATTCATATTCAGAACGTAACTTAAACTCGCTATAACTTAGCTTGCCAGTTAAATATTTATAATCCCTAATCATTATAAATAAAAAAACAAGTAATATTAATGATAGCAATCCAAATAATAAATAAATTTTATCATTGTCTATAAACGATGTAATAAAACATATGTTTAAAACAATAAATACAATTACATTTATTATTACGTTTGCTATTATCTTTTTCTTACTCATTATCTTTATTAATAGAAGGAATGTAAATATCCATATCAAAAGCTTGTTTTCCAAACTTATTGCAAGTACACATTAATTTATCGTGTTTTATAAATATTTTGTGCTTTAAAGGAGTTTTGGTTTTTACATCAATTATATAAAATCCAGTTATCTTTCCTTTATCACTAAAAATTAACGACATTTTGTGTTTGTGGTACTCTGTAAGTAGTCTTTTAAACAAAATACCTGCACGTTTTCTATCAAAAGGCATCTTAATACCTTTTAGTTCTTTGAAATCTTTTAATTTTTCCATAGTAAATTAAATTAAATCTTTAAATAAACAATTAACCAAAATTTTGTATCTAGAAATTATCCTCATCAAATTTTTCTTTGATTATATGAATAAACTCTTTCATTTCTATCGCATTGTCAATGTTTTCAGCATGTTTGAAAATAAATTTCAACAAATCTGTTCTAAAATTGTGTACACTTAAATCATTAGTGTAAAACTGTTTTAAATATTCCGCATTAACAATACAGTCAATTCGTAACTTATTAAGTTCTGAATTGATTTCTTCATTTTCATTCTGGCATTCGACTCTGTTTAGAAAGTCTATAAGTTCAAAATAATGTTTAATAAATAACCTCATAGTAAATAGTTTAACAATCAAAGCACAAAGGGAAAAAAACCCTATGCACTTTGATTTACTTATGAAAAAACAATTTAAATGTTGTAGCTATTCATTTTCTTAGCATAATTAATTAGTAAGTTTATGGCTTCTAATTGAAATTCTGCAGTACAATCTCTTACATCATACTTTAAATGAATATGCTCTTCTAGAATAGTGTTTACAACGTCATGCACGCCTCTTTCTAAGCCTTTGTCAGATAAAACTATGTAGTCTTCATTATGGTCTGCATAGCCTAATATCCTAGGATTAGAAAATTTAGCTACTACAATGTCATACTCACAAGGCAATTTACATTCTGCTAAAAAGTTTTCTGCCGAATGAACAGTATTCATTTGTAACTGAGTTGGCTTTTTAACAATTCTGTATTGAATACCTCTAGTTTTATCAAACCTAAGATCATTTAACTCTTTATTACTAATTAGCTTAGAAGATATATGAGAATAAAGTATCTCTGGCAAGAAAGTGTATCCGGAAACTTCATTAGCATTTAACAAAGATATTAATCCTGCAGGCTGTACATTGATTTCATCACAAACCTCAATAAACTCTTTTGAAATGTCAATTCCATAAGAAGATTCAAATTCAAATTCTATATTGTTTCCTATAAGATTTGTTAAGATATTCTTAATTATAACCTTATTAGTACAAGTAAGTATTATCTTCCATATCTCTTTGTTTACTTCCCAAGAGTATTTAGCTACCCTAGATTCGTTTATCTCTACGTTTGGTATGTCATAGCTATAAAGAGAGTTTTTGTTCGTCTCAAAGCATTTAATACCCTTTCTGTAGATTACAGTACTACCGTTTTTTTCATAAATTTTACCATGCTCATTTTCATAAATAAATTGACTTTCATCAGCAAAGTATAAGTGAAAATCTTTTGTAGCCATATCAATAAGCTCGTCTGTTAAGCTAATATATATGTGAGTTTTATTTTTAATACCTTCGATTTTAGTAGTGCAATTTAATTCTGCATTACCTTCGTCTAAAGCATTAGAATAAAACTCTCTAATAGCTTGCCATAGCTTCCATTCTTTACCCATCTTAGTAGTTATAGAAGTAGCTTCGTTATTAATATGAATTACATTAAAGATTTGGTCACTAAAAGTTTCTTCTTTAGTTGATACAGGTATTTCTGTTTCGCCTGAAAAGATTCTTACTTTGTAATTGTTTCTTAATAAATACGCTAACGCATACTTATTACCCGTTCCAAACTGTCCGATAGTTTGATCGCCAGTCTTTGTAGATGCTCCTACTAAGGTAAATGCCTTGTAGTTAATCTCGTTGTCATTAGAAATTCTTAAATACATAATAAATAAAATTTAAAGTTCAAAACACAAAGGGAAAACAAAAGACTTTGTTATAAAACATTGAAAAAATGCTGTCCATACTGTGTAAGGTGATAAGGAATGTCAAGGCATATTTTAAAAAAAAATACCATATGTGTTAAGTATCAAAGCACAAAGGGTTTAATCTTTGTGCTTTAATTTTTAGTAACTCATGTGTTGATACCAACGTTCTTCTGCTTCTTCATTGTCGAACTTTATTTGTTCTTCTAAGAAGTTGTGTTCTATGTTTCCAAATCTTTTCTTTTGTTTTTGATTAGGAATGTTAGCATACTTAGCGAGATATTTAATTATTTCTATCAGTTGCTCACGAGAACAAGCGTTTAAATCTACACGTTTACCATTTAATTCTAAAATTGTCTTCATGACTATATAATTTAAAGTTCATAGCACATTGGGTGTGCTATAAACTTAATATTACTTTAACTTTTCTTTAGTTAGTTCCCATGAGTTAAATAATACAAATAATGGTATAGTTCTTTTTAAGATTAATATTTCATCATCTGTTGGCTTGTTAGATTTATCTATATTGCCGTCATTACCTAATGGAGAATAATAGAATTTAATTACTCTTTTGTTGATAATTGCAATACCGAAAAAGTGAGGTATTTTATAGATTTTATTATGAAGATGTTTATCAAGAATAAACATTTCACAACCGTCTGCTTTGATTTCTAACTTTTGCGTTTTGTAAATTTCAATTTGCATAATATTATATGATTTAAAGTTCAAAGCACAACGGGTGTTGTGCCTTGAATACTTTAGTTAATCAATAGATTCTATGATTGCTGAATAACCACTTCTAGTTCTAGCTGATAGTGTCATTGGTATAGTTTTATGTTCTACACCTTCTGCACTAATGTATGCTACAAAGTCATTTATAACGCTTTGCATAGCATTACGCTTGTCCATAGTCCATACTAGCTTTTTAGTTATTTTATTACCGTAGGTGTCTTTAAAATCTCTCTCAAAGATTAAACCTTTTTGGTCAACATAATCATCTGCTACCATATAGGTTTCATACGCTATGCCAAATAACTGTGTAAGCCTTTCGTCATAAAATCTACTAACATCACGTAAGATGTTAATAAGTCTTTTACAACTACCGTATGAACTAGAAGGATTTGATTTACCTCCTACAAACGCACCTAAATTATCAGGTAGTCTTACATACGTAGAACTTTCATAGACTTCAAACATAATTTGGTTGTTACCATTAACGTCTGCAATTCCTTTGTAAACTGTGTTTACTTTAGAACCGTCTTCGTGTGGTACAAACCAATCTACTGTAGTTCTAGGCGCTACATTAGACTCTTCTATTAATTTACTGTGCTTTGCAAGCATAGCATCAATAGCTGAAACAGTTTGATTCTTTTTTGTTTTAGCAGTTGATTTCTGCTCGATAACAGTTGCTCCTTGAGCATCTGCATCATTTTTATCTAAAAATGTCATATCAAGGCACAATGGGTTGTACCTTGATAAAGCAAAAATAACTGTATCGAAAAACAAAGGGCAAAATAAAGGCTTTAGCCGACAAGACTAACATACATACTAAATGCTAATAAGATGGCTGTTAGTACAATGATTAATGCAAATCTGTAAATGTTATACATAATATAGAGTTTATAAAGTTCAAAGCACAAAGGGTTAACTCTGTGCTTTGATTACATTAACGGTGTCCTCTGCTATATAGCAAAGCACCTACTTTTTTATGGAATAATTTAAGTCTTTTATTATCTGAATCTAATTCTAAGAATTTATTTGATAAATCATTACTTATTCTAAATAGATAATGGCTTGCACCGTTATCATAATAATCATAAAATTTTCTAGATTTAAGATATTCTTCATAATTTGTGAAGTCTTGAAGTTCAACTCGTTCATCAGCATTTTCATATTGATTGTCTGTACTGAATAAAATTGCATGTATCATAATTATATATTTAAAGTTCAAGATACAATGGGTATCTTGATACTTTTAGTTAGAAAGTTAAAATTAAGACAATAGATTTTCTATTTTATTATGTGTAAGCGGTCTAAGAAATTCTTCTATGTTCCAATTTGTTTTTCCTAGTTTAAAATCTGATTTATAATCATAATAAGCAAGCCACAATGTTGCATGATACATTTTTTTATCTTTGCAATTTTTGTATATTTCTTTGCTAAATTTTTTGTTAAATTCTTTAACATTTATCATAATATATAATTTAAAGTTCAGAACACAACGGGAAAAGAAAGGCTTTAGCCGTTATGTTCTAAACTATTTACTTTGATGAAGCTAATTGAGTGAACGCCAGTTCACGATCGCACTGCTCTTCAAATTTAGCAATAGCCAATTGTTCAAGTTCTTTATGCAAACTTGTTTTGCATTGGTTACAACCAAAGTTAGGTAAGTACTTATCTTCGTCAGGAAGATAGTTTGCTATTTTACAATCACACATGATAAATAGTTTTAAAGTTCAAGCCACAAAGGGCTTGATACTTTTAGAATGGTAAATCTTCATCATCAATTTCAATTTCATCAATTGTAAGATTGTTATAATCAGAGTTAGATTCATTCCATACTTCAGGTGGTCCATATTGCACAAGACCGTCTGAGTCTAAATAAGGAGTCCATTCTAAATTGATAATCATTTCTTCTTTTTTAGTCATAACATAAAGTTTTAAAGTTCAATGCACATTGGGTGCATTGATACTTTATTACCAACAGTATTTTCTTTCATATTCAAGTTGTATGTCGCTAGCTACTTTAGGACATAACATGAATAAGTCAAGAATATCATTACCCTCTTGTTTTTGTAAATCCCAAGGTTCAGTAATGTCCACGTAGTGGAGATTACCTTTATTATCAAGAAATACTGCGATAGGAGTAGGCTCGTTTGCACAAGAACAAGCACAAAGCTTGTTGTTCATTACTGCCTTACGAACTATATCAATATGTTGTTTAGACATATTGATATTACCTTTTTTTACACAAGGGATATGAATTGTTGAGTAATCTGTTTCCCAATCAAGGAAGTCATAGATTTGCTCAACAAATACTGAATAATCCAATTCCAACGTCATGTTGGAAATACATAATGTAATCATAATTAATAAAGTTTAAAGTTAATATCAAAGCACATTGGGTAAACACTTGACAATGTCAGAAAAAAACACTAACTTCGTATCTCTACAACGTAATTAAACGTTTTTTCTGTAAATATATTCTGCAACCAAACGACTTCGATAACATACAAGAAGTATGAGATAATCTGCTTCGGCTGAGAAGACATACTGACGACAATAAACGACAATGTAGTTAAATAACTATCAGACTACATTGGGAAAAGGAAGGCTTCAGCCGAACGAGGAGGGTACGACGAGATTAACAAGCCCTATGGGGGTTTTAATTATAGAGACTTCCCGCTTAGCTCACGCATTAATAAACAATGGGGGCTATTGATTACAAAGTAGATGACTATACGGGTATGTTGTGTGTAATAAAATTTATTATCTTAGTTCTTTTTCATGATATACTAGACCTAATAAGGGGGTTTTGATTAGGTGGTAAGGGGTTTACATTGTGTAAGCCCTTTATTTTTTAGTTATTGTTGGTGTATGAGTCTATTGTTGAGAAGCAGTATTGTGTAATAAATGCTTCTGTCTCTTCGTCTGGTTGTTTGATGCCTGCTATTCTCATGACTGATTTGCTAGTGTGTACGGCTTCGTGTACGAGTATGGGTATGTTAGTGTGTTCGCTTAGTAGTATGACTATGTATGATCCTTCTTCTTCTGAAGATACTTGTATTGTTTTTGCTAGTTCCATTGGGTGTAAGACTTTTTCTTTGTCCATTCCGGTAGCGTGGTTAAATAGATTAGTAAGGTTTTCTCTGTAATCTTTAATGACTTTAATAACTACGTTGTATATAGGTACTGTAAATTGGAATCTATCATTCATTTTTCTATTTCTTTTACTATTGTTATTAATTCCTTAAGTAGTTGAGCTTGTGCTTTTTCGTAGTTACTACAATAAGGGGAGGGGGTGGGGGTATGTATTGGTCGATGGAATGACCCTCGGGCATATATTTTATATATAAATTGATTATTTACCTGCTCAATCCATGATGTGTATTTCCATTTCCTTCTAAACCATTTAAACACATTGTAGAAAGTCGGGCAACCTTTGAAGCCCAACCTTCTAACTTGTGAAATGTATTTAACTGGTATTAAATCAGGTATCATTTTTAATTAAAAGAATATACTGCCGCAAGCAATATACTTGATAAATTATTTTTTTGTTCAAACATATTTGTATCTGACTTATCAAATCTATGCTCTAGCTTTAAACTTAGGTTCTCTAATTGATAGCTAAGTGTTGTTGTTAAATTTAAAATATTTATTTCTTTATCACTAAAGTATTCTGCCCTAACACCAGTTGTTAATTTATTAAAAGTGTATTGTGGATATAATGCTACCCCGTAAAACCCTAAACTGTCTGTCTTACTACTAGTAGCGTTAAAGCCTAAATACATCTTATCAGATAAATCGTAACCGCTTGTTAGGTCAATTTGAAAAGTAGGCTTAGATATAGAATCTTGCTTACCATACAGAACGTTCAAATAAGACCCCTTATAACCTAACTGACCTCCTAACGTGTTTAAGTTAGTAGGATTGTATTCAGTAGCGTCTGTGGCGTTTAAAATAGCTAACATAGCTGTGAAGTCATCAGACAAATTAAAGTCGGCTTTTAAACCACTGTGAGAAAACGGTCCATAGGAAAACATATATGATGTTGAATAGTTAAAGTTTCCTGCAGGAGATATAACTTCATATCCTAGAAAGGTATTAAAGTTACCCATAGTCAGGGTAATGTTATCGTTAACATTCCAATAAGCATACATTTGATTAACTATACTTGAACTACCGGCAGAAAGAAAAACTGCATCTTCTCCCCGAGGACCAAACACTAAGTCGGCAACAAAGCCTGTGTTTTTAGTATCGTAAGAACTAATAAGATTAAACATTCCTAACGAGAATCCATTTAAGTTAGCAAAGGAAGTAGCCGGAGCTACTTCTGTATTTGCTGTACTAATGTTCCTTCTGTAGTAAACATCAACACTACCTTCTAAAGAAAGTTTTGATGTTAAGCTATCTTGACCATAAGATAAGATAGTGCCAATTATTAATAAAGTTGTAAATATTTTTTTCATTTTAAATAAGTTTAATTTTTAAAATCAGGATAAGCTGACATACCATGTTCTGACTTGTCTAATCCATTAATCTCTTCTTCTTTTGATACTCTAAGACCTATGGTCTTCTTAATGGTAAATAATATTAAGAAAGACGTTGTAAGACAAAATGCTGCTATTGTTATAACTCCAAAGAATTGTGATATAAACTGACTTACACTGGCTAATTCTCCGAAGATTCCTACTGCTAGTGTACCCCAAATTCCACACCCAAGGTGAACTGCAATAGCTCCAACGGGATCATCTAACTTGAGTTTGTCAAGTAATGTAACAACGTACACCACTACAACACCACCAATTAATCCTATCACTATAGATTCATCAGGACTCATTTGGTCTGCTCCTGCTGTGATTGATACTAAACCTCCTAGGATACCGTTTAAGAACATGGTTAAATCAAATGTTTTGTCCTTAAATAAAGAAGTAATTGCAGATCCAATACCACCTGCAGCTGCTGCTAAACAAGTTGTAACAAGAACTAATGAGGTTAACTCTGGGTCTGCACTAAGTACCGAACCGCCATTAAAACCAAACCAACCTAGCCACAGTATCAACACTCCTGCTGTTGCAAAAGGTATGTTGTGACCGAATATTGGAACGGACTTACCGTTCTTAAACTTTCCTAGTCTAGAGCCAAGCAACCATACAGCTACAAGTGCTGCCCATCCACCAACTGAATGAACAAGGGTAGAGCCAGCGAAGTCATAGAATCCTAAATCATCTAAGAACCCACCTCCCCATTTCCATGAGCCTACTATTGGATAAACTAAACCAACGTAGATAACACTAAAAATCATAAAGCTACTAAGCTTAATTCTTTCAGCTACTGCTCCTGATACAATAGTTGCAGCGGTTGCGGCAAACATACCTTGAAAAAGAAAGTCTGTCCACCAAGTATATCCTCCACTAGCATAATCAGCAGTCATTCCATTCGCAGGGGCATCAATGCCAAAACCTGCAAACTTAAGAATACCTAAGTCTCCCTCTTCGAATCCAGGATACATTAAATTAAAACCTCCAATGTAGTATACTAACAATCCCATACATATAATAAATATGTTTTTGAATAGTATATTAATTGTGTTCTTGCTTCTGGTTAGCCCAATCTCTAAGAAAGAAAAACCAAGGTGCATAAAGAAAACCAATCCTGTGCAGACCATCATCCACACGTTATTTGCAGTAAATAAACTTTCCATTTTTTTTAATTTAAAGTTTGATTACCACGTTCACTTGTACGTATTCTATAAGCCTCTTCAATATTAGAGACAAATATCTTACCGTCACCAACTTGACCCGTATTACCGGAATCTAATATGGCTTTTACAGTTCTATCTAAGAACTCATTAGAAACAACAATACTTAGATACACACGAGGTATCTTATTAGTATTGTAAGTTACCCCACGATAGCTACTACCATGTTTTTCATTGCCTACTCCGGTTGCATCCCAGTAACTAAAGAAAGTTACCTTAATGTCCAAAAGTGCGGCTTCTACATCAGCGAAGGAAGACTTCCTGATGATACACTCTACTTTTTTCATAGTGATTATTTATTGGTTAAAAATTGATTACAAATATAAATTAATTCTAAAATTAAAAATGAGACAATAACTACATACTTATAGTAAAGGTCTTATTGCCCCATTTAAAGTGTAGGTCGCCTTGCTCTGAGAGTGTATATTAAGATTTCTAAGCAAGTATATAAAGTCTTCGCTATAGCTAACACCTCTTCTTTTTAAAACACGCCTTACGTGGCTTCTTTTTAAATCTTCATTTACAAATTGACCTTCATCGTTAAGAAGTATCGACTCTTTAAACACATGAATTGATCTAACAAATTTAGATGCAAAATCTTTTTCTTTTTTAGTGCCTAACATTTTCTGCTTGTACTTAGCTGGAAAATATTTAATTGTGTAATCTGCAATACAAACGTTTGGTCTATAATCGTTTGCGTATTGTTTAACATTGTTACTCATTGNTTACATTGTAGTCTTAGCTTTCAACTAGTAGGATTTTCAAAGAAAATCAGTTTTGTTTAAGCTTGTTGTTAATGACGAACATTACCCCCCTATAATCCCCCCGTCAAAGTTACATATTGTATATTGATTACACAAGTATAATTATCAATAATGTAATTATTTTTTACGTTGTTATTTTTTTTGTATCTTTAATTAAAGTATTGCAAACTATTACAAAACAAATCAAACAAAAACAATGGATTTAACAGTGTTTTCAGAAAAAATACACGAAAGCAGTAAGCTAAAAGGTTTTTATAATGGTGATAAAAAGCAATTAGGAACAATGCTTATGTTGGTTGTTTCTGAACTAGGAGAAGCGTTAGAAGCTGACAGACACTCTTTAAAAGCTGATTTAAACTATTATGAAAATATATTAAACGCTCGACATGATTTTCAAATTGCATTTAAAGAAGCAATTAAAGATACTGTAGAAGATGAAATAGCTGATGCTATAATTAGGCTTCTTGACATGTGTGGATACCTACATATTGATATTCAAAGGCACATTGATTTAAAGTTAAAGTACAACAAAACCAGAGGTCATAGACATGGAAAGAACTATTGAAAAAACAAATAAAATTATTTCACCGTATAAAAAGTCTAAAGTAGGATTAAGTTTTAGAGAGATTAACGCTATAATTTTAATGAAAGATAGTGGTAGGAGTTTATATTTATTTTTGTTAGAGAACAACAACAAGTACTTAGCTCACGACGGAACTGTATATATTAATCCAATTGAGTTAGTGTTTTATTTGAAAGTTACAAGAAAAACTATATACAACGGTATTAGCTCAATGATTGACGCTGATATACTAAAAAGGTCAAAAATAGTTGGAGAGTACTATTATAACTTTAATTTTTTCCCGGAATGACAGTAGTAAAAAGAATAACAGAAACCTCTGTATGCGTAAACGAAGAGTTGTTGTTTTTGCGTAGTGACGGACTATACGGTACGGAAGAGCAAAGACGAATGCCTGGTATTGTTAACGGGTTGCTTAAATTACTAATGGCAGAAGTAGCAACCAATGAGGGTCAATACGTAACTCAAATAAATAAAGTGTTGAAAGACGCAAAAATAATAGGCTCATTAGGTATATGTTTGGAACTTTAGTAGATATAGACACAGAAGGTAATATTTTAATAAAAGACAAGGGTGTAGCTTTATTGCCTAGCCTTTTTAAAGTTTATAAAAACAAATACCTAGGTTCTAAAGCGGTTAAGTGGATTGTAGCTATGCACGACTATCGCTCCCCTTATAGGTCTTTACCTAAACAGCAAAGAGAAACAATGATTAACAATATGCTGCTAGAAAAAGACAAATGCACTTTTAAAGACAAACCTTTAATAATTGATGCTGTAAAAGAATACAAAGCAATTAGCTATGACCCTGATTACGAAGAGTATCGTTCTATGGTTGATAAGTCATCAGAAGTTATAAGAGTGTTTAAAGAACTAAAAGTTAACGCAGAAAACATTAGCACTATAAATGATCTTCAAGTAGAAATGGGTAAAGCTGCTAAGTCCAGAAGAGAACTTAAAAACGCTATCATTACAGAAATAGAAAGCGGAAACAAAATGGCAGGAGTAAATGGTGATGATGATTTATCTATTTTTGAACAAGAAGAAATGTTTAAGTAATGATTGAAGGGAACAAGTATAAGCCTGTTATATTCGACAAAAATTTAAAAAACTACAAAAAGTTTACGCCCGGAACTTTAGAGTACGCTCATTTTTGGAAAGAGCAAAGAAAAAGAATTCTTAAGGGTTATAAACCTACTGGCGGTACATGGATACCCGGTAACTATTATTTTTATTTAAACTTTTCTAAAATACATGGACTTGCTCCTAACGCTAGACGTAAAGGAATGATTTCTCCGGTATATCGTGACCAAGACCATGAATATTTTCAATCAGTACATGATGCTAAAGAAAACGGTTACGGGCTTATAGTTTTAAAAGCAAGACGAAAAGGATTTTCTTTTATGAATGCAAATTTATTGTTACACGAATGGGTTTGTTATAGTCATAGTGAAAACGGTATAGGCTCACAAAAAGAAGACTACGTGCTTGACTTTAAAAAGAAAATGATGCTTTCGTACAACGAGCTACCTAAACAGCTTAGACCTAAAGTTCTTAGGGATAATGAAGATATATTAATGTCTGGCTATAAAGTAAAAGAAGATGGTGTGTGGGTAGACAAAGGTATGAAGTCTATGGTTCATTTTAGAGTTATGGACAATCCCGGTGCGTTTCGTGGTACATCTTTAAACTACATGGTTTTTGAAGAGGCAGGAGAGTTTTTAAAACTTAAAAAAGGTTATCAAGCAAATGAAGAGTGTTTTAGAGATGGAGCTATTCAGTTTGGTACACCTATAATTGGTGGTACATCTAACCAAATGGAAATAGAGTCTGACGATTATATGGAAATGTTTTTAAATGCAGACAAGTATAATCTAAAGCCTTTATTTATACCCGCAGCTAAAGTGTATCCAGGTTATTTTGATATAAAATATGGTAAATCTGATGTAGACGGAGCTACAAAAGATATTGAAAGCAGAGCAGAGAAAAAAAGACAGTCAGGAGATATTTCAGATTTATACGCTTTTAGACAAGAAATGCCTTTGCAAATTGAACACGCCTTTCTTAGAACGGGTGGTTCTCCATTTAGACTTGACTTATTAAACAAACAAATAGCGAACATAAAAACAAATAACAAGTTTGATATAGTAAGAAGAGGTAGGTTAGAATGGAAAAAAAATGAAAACGGCAAAGAAATATTTGGAAGCTATCCGGTATGGGTGGAAGATTTTGGAAATAAAAAAGATTACGATAACGACGATAATCCATTTCCTTTTGAAATTGTAGACATGCCTTTAACAGATTTAAAAAATGTTGACATTGCCGCAGTAGATCCTTATCATATTGATGATGATTTAGAAGAGATAAAAAAGAACGGAAAAGCAAATAGCAGACGGTCTAAAGGTTGTATGTGTGTTTATAGAAGATTTGTAGGGGTAGAAACTCCCGGTGAATATCCAGTAGCTTTTTATACAGACAGACCTGAAAGCAAACAAGCCTTTTATGAAAACTGTTTGAAATTAGCTATCTTTTACGACAGTAAGATATTAGTAGAGTATAACGATGATAACTTTTTTAAGTATTTTATAAATAATAAAGTTTTTAGGTTTTTAAAAGAAAGACCTAGAAGTGCTGATAGTCCATATAGTACTGTTACTAATAAATACGGGATACATATGAAAACACATCAGAA